AACCGTGGCTCCTGCAACAGTACCGCTTGTAACTAATTCTCTACTGAAGTTTTGTGAACGAGTCAAAACCTGTCTATAGAATTCTCTGATATAACCAACTTCTCTGTAGTATTCTCTATTGTACCCAACATCTCGAAAATACTCACGAATGTAATCACCGATATAATCACCGGTAAAGCTTCTTGTTACATTCTCTTCAAATTGACGAACGTAGTCACCAGCAAAATCACCTGTATAATTACCAACAAATTCACCAGAGTAGTTGCCAACATAGTTTGCAGTATATGCACCCGCTCTAGACTCATTTCTTTCTCGGATAAAGTTTCCGGTGAAGTTAGCAACAAATGTAGAAGTTGTGTCTTCTCTGAAGAAAGTAGAGGGTCTGTTTCGTACAAAATTTCCTACGAAGTTCGCAAGAAAAGTTGATGAAGTATCATTTGTGACTCTAGTTCTCGTAGCAGTTCTGGCATAATTGCCTGCATAATCCGCTATGTAATTACCAGCATAATTCTTGATATAATTACCAACAAAGTTTCCAGTGAATTCACGAAGATAATTACCGACATAGTTTGCAGTGAAAGTGCTTGTACTATTACGAAGAAAACTTCTAGAGCTTGTTCTTAAAAATGCAGAAGTTCTATTGCGAGTATAAGCAATCTCTGAAGTAGTCTTCTTGGTATTTGTTGCTGTACCTACTGCTCTCCAAGTACCGGGAGAAGGAGCTCCCTGAGAAGAAGTTCTCAGTTTGTAAGAACCAACATTAGAATCAACAGCTCTACGAGTCTTTGCTCTTTGCCCAAGAGAATACTGAGTCTGAGCATCAGTCATCTCTTGAACGCCCTGATAATCTCCTGTAGCGCCACCGGATCTCTTAATAGACATGATCTTGACACTAGACGGAGCAGTCATTGAAGTTCTACGATAGAGATTGTATGTTGTGACTGTGCCTACTGTATCTGTATCACTGAACACACCAGTAGAATAAACAGTGTAGTCTGCGCCCGGAGAAGACGATCCTAGTTTGAAAACGCCCACATAATCAGAAGATGCGATTCTTCCATTGAGTCTGTCTACGAGCGAGTTGAATTGCGTATCATTCATCTCAACGATTTGACCATCGTTATATGCAACAGGACGACGGAAATCAGAACCACTTTCAGAAGCAGTCCCTGATCGTTGATATACCGTAGTTGAAGTAGAACCAGAAGTGATAACAGAAGCAGGGTGAGTACCAACTGCTTCGTTAAAATATGTGTCTACAAAAGTGCCAACGATATTGTGACCATCTACGACCAGAGTGAGATCACCAGGATCTGTACCAGCAGAGGCTGCTAGTTGAGTTCCTGCAAGATACGCAAGATAATTCTCTTCAGTTGAATTTAACTGCTGAAGGTCTCCCTGCGTGCCTTTCAGTTTAAGCGGCGTAGATAAAGACATTAAGGAATCCTATTAGTTCAGAAGGGTACCGCTAGCATCGTATACATCAATGACTCTTCTACCCGTATGATTCAAAGCACTTACGATACTTGATGTTGCCCCCGAACTATCAAAGAAAGCTGAGAGCGCACTCAAAGGACCAACTCTACCGTCAATAGCTCCAGCACTATCTTGTAGCTGTTCAACATCAGCAGCAAGGGCATTCAGGGCTGTGATATGAGTTGTGTCAAACCCACTAAAGTAAGCATCAAGACTACTTAGTGAACCAATTTCTGTATGAATTTGGACAAGAGCGCCTTTGACCGTATTGTTACCAGAAGCGATAGAAGTGATGTCTTCTGTACCAATCGTGCTTGCTATAACGCTGTCTAGATTACCATCTACTTCATTCACTGCAGCGACGACATTGGATGTTGCATCTGTGCTGAGAGAACTATGATCACCAAGCTCTGTTCTGAGTTCTCTGATTGCTGCTGAAATATCTGTAGCGGAGAGACCTGTGAAGGTCATATTGCCGATGTCTGTCTCATGCTCATTAATAGCCGCAGTGAGATCGGTAGCTGTGGTCGTAAGAGACATGCTACCTATGTCTGCTTCATGCTCATTGATTGCTGCTGCAATATCTGTAGCAGTGGTATCAAGAGACGGAGGTGTCAGCGCACCAGCGAATGTAATGTTAGCACCGCTGAGTGTCATTGCCGTAGTAGAACCAGACTTAATGATCAACTCACTAGAATCAGCAGTCAATGCACCGTACTGAGTCCCACCATCTTTCAAGACAACACTACCACCATCCGCATCTAGATTAATATTGGCGGAAACATCAAGAGTGAAACTACCCGTTCTCTTAACAAGAGGAGTTTCAACGGAGTTGAATTTAACATCAGAGGCAACCAGGACAGCTTGATCAAGAAGAGCCTCAACCGAGTCTAGTCGAAGATCAACATAGTTGAGTCCCGTGACAAGATCAGTTGCCTTTGCGAGAGAACTATCTTCGTCTCGGCTAACATCAAGAGCAGAAATATCACCGATGTCAGTATGCAACTCATTGATGCCTGCAACTGCGCTGGTGGTTGTTTCTGTGTCAAGCGCTGTGTGATCACCAAGTTCTGTACGAAGTTCACGAATCGCTGCAGAGATATCGGTCGCAGAAAGACCTGTGAATGTCATGTTACCAATATCAGTCTCATGCTCACGGATTGCATCTCTGAAGTTCTGTGCAGTAGTTGTCAGAGCATAATCTGCATTTGCCCCTCTTGCTGCAGTCTCTAGTTCATTAATACCGCCGGCGACGCTCTTTGCGTCTGTACCAAGTGCGGAATCAGTATAGAGAGTCTTGCTGAATGTAGCATTTGTGGCATCAAATGTCAATGCAGAATCTGTGCCTGTCTTGATAAAGAGATGTCCACCACTGTTCGTGAGTGCTGCGTACTGAGTGCCTGCATCTTTGAGAACAACATCAGCACCATCAACATCAAGAACAACATCACCGGAAGCGTCAACAGTAAAGTCACCAGTGACATTGACTGTGTAGTCGCCTGCTACGGTGGTCGTGCTGCTATCTTCTACTGTAGTGGTTGAAGTACCACCAACAAAAAGTGTATGATTGCCTGTGGCAGAATCGGTAAGATTGCCATCTACATTTCGTGTGAAGTTACCGCCAGCAGACTGGGTAATGTTACCAGTAACATTTGCGGTTTGCGCACCGCCAATTGTTTGAGTATGATTTCCTGTAGTAAACTCAGTGAACCCACCAACATAGGTAACTGTTTGACTCGCTCCACCAAGAGAAAACGTAACAGCATCAGCACCATTTAACTGAACTTTGACATCATTACTGGTTTGAAGAAATATATCACCTGCAACATCAACTGTCAAGTCGCCAGTAGGAACATCAATCTCTTGATTGGATCCCATGATGAATTGAAATCTTGTAGCACTGTCGTCTTTGATATAAAGATTGCCGCCACCTGCATCAAGAACAACATCAGCAGTAGCATCTACTGTGTAGTCTCCTGTTACAAATGTTTCAAAATCCGAACCCGAAACAATTTGAGTTTTTGATGCGTCAAAGACTGCTTCAATTTCGTTAATGGCACCTACAAGGTCTGAATCCTGATCAGTATTCAGTAGATCAGGATCACCTACATTGAAAGATACAGTGTTGACATTATCTTTGAATGTTTTGAAGGAATCTGAGATTGAGGTATATGGTCTTGCCATCTATAGTTTCTCTACTAGTTTTGAAAGCAAATCTTTAATTTCGCTAACTTCATTTTGTAGGGTAGAAACAGACTGCTTGAGTTCTGCGTCTTCTTGTTCTTTTAGCTTTCGTAAACGCTTTTGTTCACGAGCAGCTTCTATCTCACTTTTATTTATATTTAAAATGGCACCGGTTTGCTCGTCCCTGACCAAACCGTTCTGCCCTTCCACCTTTGTAAAGCTCATATTATACCGCCAAGGCAATTGCTCTTAGATCACGAATTACAGGTACTCTAGCACTGTTCGTAGAGCGGAAGACAATCTTCAACTGGAATGAAGTAAAGGGTGTCAATTCACCACCTAGACCACCTACCAGATAACGATACTCTCTGAAGATGTTTCTGTTTGTATCCGTAGGTAGTGTTTCTTCTGCAGATACTAGAGCCCAAGGCTGCTGACGAATATTCTTACCAGCATCGGCTGTTCTGTAGTAGACCTGGAAGTCAGCCTGAGGAGGTCTATTGGCTGCAAGCAGAACCTTGAGACCAACTGCTTCTTCTGCAAGATTTACAGGAACTGTCAAATGCTTCGCAAGAGAAGTCCCGAATGACGGGTTTGTTTCTGCTACGAAAGCCATCGGGACATTGAATCCGGTAGTTGCTGAAGAATCTTGCTTGTCAATCATATTGCTTACAAGAACAAGACCTGCTCTTTGCATATCAATGACAGGGCTCACACGAGGGTCTGTCGTAGTCATTGTACACTGAATCTCAGCAGACCTACCACCGGTGATTTCTGCAGCTTCTTCTACTCTGGTGAAGATAGCATGAGGTGCAGAGAAATCGGTGTTGTACTTGTTCTTGATCAAAGAGAAGCTTGTATCTCTTGTAAATCTACCTTGATCAGAATCAACCAAAGAAGAGTTTCTTGTAAACTTACCAGAGAAGGTGATGTTCGTAGCTTCAGGTTGAACAATGTCAATAACAGGTCTGAGTGTGTCAAAGTTCAAGTTCTGAGAACCTGTAACAGAACCACCACCAAAGATGCCGGAAGAAGTTGCGCTAGAATCTGCGTAGAACTTATACCCAGAGCCATCAACAGAGACAACCGCTCTTTGACCCATGATAGAAGAACCAAGAATACCGTTGTATCTTGTAGCAGAATCAAGACCAGAAATTGTTGTGATATCTGTCTGACGCAATCCATGACCACGATTGATTACAGTAATGACATTAGAGCCAGACTTAGCAATCAGAGGATCTCTGGTAAGAATTGCCGGGGGAACTTCTGCATTCTCAAGAATTGCATTACCTGAGAATTCAAAGTTTGCACGATAAAGTCTGAACGCAAGGTCTTCTCTACCGCTGGGCTCCCATGTTTTGGAGTTCTGAGACTTGAAGAGCGAACCGAGATAGGGCTGCTTGGAAACTCTCTTCTCGGTAGAACCAAGAACAAAGTCTTCAACTTCAGAGATATAAACTTTGTACTCCATAGACGGAGACCAAAGAACGATTGCGTATTCAGTGCCTCCCCGAAGATGAACAGGCTCGTCAAAAACAAAATCTGTTCCGTTTGCAAGCATGCTGTCAATCGTACCGGTAGGAACAACATTAACAGAAGATGCAGGCTTGACCACACGAGACCCAGGGATCGCTCTGTTAGAATCAGGATGTCCATTAACCATCGGACGAAGTTCCATCTTGACAGGAAGGTTACCCGAATCTTTAGAAGAGAAGTAAACCCGAATACGAGTTACGAAAATACCATTCGGATCAGGAACTTCAAAAGACTGCGCAAGAGGATCAAGATAGATTCTAGCACCGTCACTGAAAGCAGAACCGCCACCAAAGCCAGCACTGAAGTTCAGAGGAATACCTTCTGCGTCTGTTCCGCTTCCACCAATAGCTGTCGTCTGACCTGTCGTCGTATCAACCTTGGGAATGCTAGAAGTGTAGCTTCCTGGCGTGATGGCAGGACGAATGGTTGTATCAGGTGTAGGATCAGGCGTAGGCTCACTAGGTAGACTTCCCGAAGAAGTTCTGCTAGACTGACCAGTACCTGTTACAGTTGTCGTACTTGTAATATCACCAAGAGCTTCTGTGACAGTTTTCTCTTGCTTGACATCTGTGGCAGTATCTGTAGTAATAAGAGTTTCTGTAGAAAGCTCTGTAGAAACATCTCTCTTCACAGTATCAATAGTGGTTTGATCACCAACAATTTCAAGAACACGAGTAGAAAGAATCGTTTCTTGGAAAGTTTCCAGAGCACCTTCAGCGTAGTACATTGCTTCTGCAGTACACAAAGCAGCAGTTTTGTCGTAGACACTAACATCAAAGAGGGCAAACTGTCTCTTACCAGTTCTAAATCTCATGAAGTTGTTATTAGGAATTTCAAACTCCCCTTCAATAACGCCATTAGAGTTAGAGATAAGATTGGTAGATCCCTTAGAGTGTTGTGTATTAGGAGGATAAGCCCAATTTGAAGCTTTAAATCTACGATCAGAGTGTCTAACAAAAGAACCCTGCCGACAGAAGCGACTGACATCAGCGCCATCAAAGAAGGGGAAGAATCTTGTATTCGGACGAAGACCTTCTGCCTTGAAAGAAACCTTACGAGAACGCATCCAAGGAATCAAAGCAACATCAATGACACGATAGTCAATAACTTCACGAATCGTACTTTCACTAGCAATTCTATTAACTGTGCTTGTGGTAGAGGTATTCGTTACGGTTTCTGTGTCTTGTGCATACTGATTTTCTGTGTTAATCGTAGTTGTCTGCTCAAGAGTCGTCGTCTTGATGTTCTCATATTGAGTTCTAGACTGGAAAGTCTCTGTGGTACGAGTCTGAGTGTATTCACGATACTCAGGCTGCCAATCACCAGCACCGTAACCGTCTCTCTGACCGTCAGAAATATTCGGATCCCACTCTTCTCTGCGAATGATTTCTTCAGAAGAAGTTGTACCGATGAGGTCTTGAGAAGTTCCAAGCTCAGTAGAAGTTGTGGTGGTACCAGTAACAGCCCAGTCACCAACTTGCTCGGTGACATTAGTACCAATCAAACGAGGCTGAGAAGTATTCTGTGTTACGGTAGTGTTGACACCGGTGATATTCGTTGAAGCATCTCCGACTTGAAGATCATTGATGTCTTTACCGCCCCAGTTCCATTCCCAGTTATTCCAGAGAAGAGCCTGGCGAGTGTCAAGCTGGGTACCACCATCTTTGATACGAGGTGCTGCAATCTCAGACTCTTTCCAGTAATCAGAGAAAGGAGAAAGCGTGATATTACCGACAAGCTTCTCAATAAAGAACGGGTTTACATTCTCAGTCTTAGACGCAACATCTTGTGCTGTGTGAATAATCTCAGTATGTTCAAGCATGACAAGATCGCCAAACTTGACTATATTAGACTGAGAAGTATTGTCAGAATCCCAGACAAGATCAATCGTGGTCTCTTTGAAAGACGGACGAAGGAGACGCTCTCTAGGATCAATAGAAGCACGATACTCAGGGCTCTTCGTATCAGAGAACATCTGAGTAGAGAAGTTATCAACCAAGAAGCCTGACTTAGTTCTGTCTGCTCCTGCAGAATCAAGAACCTTCAAGCTTTGTGTTGCAAGCTCAAGAAGAGACAGAGTTGTGAGTTCTTCAAGCTTATCCAGTTTCTTCTCAATCTTGTTGATGTCCTCCATGGTGTAACCTTTGAGAGGAATCAACTGGCTCTTCAGATCCTTGACATGAAGAGTGTTAGGATTGAGTTCAAATTTGTAAAGGTCAATGCAGTCCTTGGGAGTATTCGGATACTTGGGCTGCAGAGAAGAAGTGCCTGTGATATATCTCAACTGACCTGTCTGAGAAAGAACAAGTTTATCCAGACGAGGGAGATAGTACTCAGCATCTGCTTCTACCAGTTCAGTAGGTTGAGGAAGTTCATTGACGATATTGAAACTACCAGATCCGTTAGTTGCAGGACGGAAGTCAATGACATCTCTCAGAGAAACAAAGCGACCGTCATTAAGTCTGTGTGCAGGCACATCTGTGCTTAGTACATCAACTTCGTTTACGCCATAAGAGTTGATGGCGAAGAAGTCACCAGTTCCGTGGCTGTAGTACTTGTATCGGACAAAGATACTTAAGTTATCAGAGTCAAGTGTACCACCATTTAGAATGAGTCTTCCATCGTCGTAATGGGTATCTCTTTGACCCGGATCAAGAGAGAAACGAGATGCAATATTCGTGCCATCAGAGTCATACTTACGAACACGAACAATCTCATAGATGTCCGACTTATTCAGATCAATGTATCTGAACCCATTCCCGTCAGAATCTAGAGTCGCTGTAAGAGTGGTTTCTGTCAGAGTCTTTGTGCGAATTCTACCACTGCCTTTACGAACATAGGTAAGAATGTCAACATTAGTGCTATTGGGAAGCCCAGTAATAGTAGCCTGAGTTTGACCAGAAGTCAAATTAGGAATCCAATTTGTTTCAATCGTGCTAGCAGGGCTAGAAATAATCCAATCGCCCGTGTTTGTAAAGTTCTCATTTGCAGCGCTGAGGTTGATTGTAACCTCTCCACCAGCAGTGGTTGTAGCATTAAACTTCCTAGCAACAGTCAGAGAGACACTGGAGAAAGACTTGGGACGACGAATCGGGGCATCAAAGAGAAGAGTCTTCTTCTCAGGCTGCTGAAGAATAGCATTGCTAGACGCATCAAGAACGAGATCAACATAAGTGTCTGTTCCAGTACCGATAGACTTGACATCTCTCAGGGACAGGGTTGCAGAGGTTCTTTGAATGTCAAAGAGATACAGATTGTAGTTACTGCCTACACCCTCTTTGATTGCACGAACTCTTGCAGTGCCAACAGAATCTCCAGAATACTCTGTTCCTGCCATGAGGTCAACTTGCTCACAAGAGCTAAAGTCCAGCATTCCTTTGCCGCTATCAAACTCAAAGAAATTGCCGTAGTCTACGGGAATGCTTTCGTTGTCTTGAGTAAATGTATCAAGTGCTTTTGGTACTTTGATCGTTGTGACCATATCTTTGTGGATACGATAACCATTGATATAAGCAGTACCAGGATCAATTCTTAACTTGAAAGAAGTTGTGTCATTGGGCTCAAAGTAAGACTTGAAGTATCTCTTAATGTAGTTGCCAGATTCTTCAAAAGTTCTCTTTGCCATCTCATCACGGATGGAGTTGAATCCGTCTGTGGTAGATACAGTCTTCTTGATAACACCATCTACAATATCAGCAACATAGACAAAGTTATCAGATGCGGCAATATCTTTTTTGTTCGTAAGAATCAGTCTAATACGGTAACGATCAGCACCAGGCGAAGAACGATTCGGCACTGCACCTTGGTTGTCAAAAAGATCCTCATCATCAGAAGATGTTACGATATCCTGAACAACCTTGAAACCAACTGTCGCAGTGACATTGTTCGCATACTTGTTAAGAATAATGCTTTGAGGGTTACAAAATACGAAGTGCCCCTGGGTGAAAAAGCTACCAGAAGCAACACTGAATTGAGTAGCATATCCAACAGCAGGGTTAGTCGTAGTATTCGTTCTTTGTACTCTGAGATTCAATGTAGAGCTATCAACAGTACCAGTAATAACTTCATCGGCTTCCAAACGAGCAACGCTTGTACCAGCTTTTGCTGCAGGTTGATCTAGGTACTGAACATAGAGAGTTTGAGGATCGCTAGTTGTTGCTGCAAGTCCTTCAAAGACTTTTACTTTGATACCAGAAGTCTGACCTGTAAAGATTACGTTCTGAAGCGAAGAAAGATTAGAAGGAAGAGATGTTGTGCTTTGAATCTTGACAAATTCGTAAGCGTTGTTAATCTTAACACCACCAGGCTGAATCGGAGCGCCATCAAGAAACAAGTTTGATGCGAAACGAGAGATTTCACGCTGGATGATCGTTTGCATCTGCGTGAGTTCTCTTGCTTGAAGAGCCCGACCACTATTGAACAGAATTCTGTGATAGTTGTCACTATCTGCAAAATCGTCTTTATATGTGGTTCTGAAAATCTGTTCAGTATATGCCTTGGTCATTTAATTACCCTTGCGATAAAATTTAGTCTTACAATTGAATAACGATCTTCAAGTCTTCAGTCTGATTTGTTTCTCTTGTAACTGCAGCCCTGTTATCTATGTAGAGCAAATCTCCAGACAGACGATTCACTTCACTGTTAACAATACTGCTGATTGTCGCTGTTGTGCTGCCGCCGCCCTCTACGATAGAGATAGTCTCACTTGATTGGAAAGAACGGAAGCCAGTGTACTCAGATTGGTGAATCAACAAGTCGCCATTGGAGTCAACATTGTCGATAAATGCCTTCGCACCAGATGTTGAACCCTGAATGACCTTATCATTCGTGAAAGGACCATCTGCAACAGAAGTGATATCAAGCTTTGTCAAGCCTAGCCCTGTCTCTCTAGTGAACAAAGAGTTATCACTGTCGTATCTCATATTCTTGAAAAGCATAACTTGTCTGAAGTCTTGCCCGATCAAGAAGTCATCGTTCTCTGCACCAGAAGGTTTCGTGTTGAACATAAGGGCAGACGATTTGAAATCTCTTCTTGCGTCATGTCCAAGACCAAGCTTGGGGCCAATAATTGCACGAGCAGTTGCAGAGTCGCCACCACCGCCAGTGATTTCAACGCTAGCGTAGTCGTATCCGCTACCAAAAGCAATAGTTGCATCGCTGCTATCTTTGACACGAATATTTACAACAGCACCACCAGCAACAGTAGCAACGCCCTTAGCATCAGACCCATTGCCCTTGATTGTAACTGTAGGTGTAGAAGTATAACCGGATCCAGTATTCGTCACAACATAACCGAGAATCTGTCCAGCAACAGCGTTATTTTGAATTGATTGCTGTTCTACATCTTCTGCGGGAGAGTCAGAGTCTACTGAAATTTCTCCAAGACCAAGAGTAGCCCCTGCACTGTCTTGTACACGAGTCACAGGAACGTATGCAGAAGAAATGAACTTAGAACCCTTCAGCGCACCAATCGTGTACATGAACTTCCACATGTAACCATCTGCTGTGCGGAAAGGAGTACCAGTTGTGTTACCCGTAGGCTGTACAGTAGATGCAATTGTTTGAGTCGGATTAGCGTTTGTTCTACCTTGCTGCAAGCACATGTATACTTGCTGATTGTCATTCATGACATAGAATGCATTCGTGGGATAACCAACGTAGTTATCATCATAGGCAGAATAAACAGCGCCTGAGATCCAGTTGTAACGAGGAATTACGAAACTAAGATCCGTAATATTCTTGATAGACTGAAGACCCTGACGAGCATTTCTTTCATCACGAATACTGTTTCTAGGATCTACAGCAACATCGGAATCATTCCAATCTTCCGATTTACCAATCCCAGCAAAATAATAGTTGTCAGAATCGTTAAAGTCCTTTTGAAGGTCTAGAAGAATCTGAGTCTTCAGTTTGTCTGTAATTACCGCAGCCATTTATTTGTCCTATGCAATTGTTGCGCCACTATTGTTAATAACAATCCATGTGCCGTCAGACCAAATAAGAGTAACAGCATCACCTGTTGAGTCTAAAGTGATATTTGTGCCACCCGTAAGATTTGTAGGAGTCAGAGTATGACTTCTACCAGAATTTATACTTTTCACAACCACATGCTTGATATGACCGTCTTGCGTTGCATCTGCAAGAGTCAAAGCAAAATCAAGACCACCGCTGTTGTTAATAAAAGAAACAGGATTATTAAGAGTCACGGCACCGCTGGCAGTGATTTCGTCATTAGCGTAGATCAAAGCAGAATTGATACGAACGCCCTTTGATCCTTTACCTTTTAGTTCTAGGTTTATATTGGTGTCATCACCAACAGCAGCAATAATCGGATCGTCTGTGGTTACTGCATTTGTAATACTAACATGATTCACTGCTGCAGATGTTGCTGTAAGAGCAATAATCTCTGCACCATTTGCGTCATTCAAAGGACCTGTCAGATCAGGAGTTGTGATGACAGGGGAAGTGAGAGTCTTATTTGTCAGCGTCTGTGTTGCTTCAGTAAGAGCAACTTCTGCGGAATCTGTAATCGTAGGAATTCTGACGATAACATTATTAGAAACGCCACGAGGACGAATCTGATAAGCATAAGAACCGCTACTGTCATCCAAATCTAGATCACTAACACTGGGACTTGTTAGGGTCTTGTTTGTCAGTGTCTGAGTTGCAGTATTCAGAACAAGAGTACCTGCAGCATCAGGGAAAGTAATCGTTCTATTCGCCGTAGAGTTCGGTGCTTGAATAGTAGTAACAAAAGAAGTCGTACCAGTGATTTGAATATTATCACTGTCGAAATCAATCAAGGTCATGAGATTCGTCCCATCACCCAGCTTGGTGTAGATTTCTTCAAAATTCTGTTGAATTTTTAGAGTTGCGGCACGAAGGGTATCACCTGTACCATCGTTCGCAATAGTTCCTCTATTCAGTACTTGTCTCGGCATTTATCAACTCTCGGAGTTAAAGTTTTACAATGTTATTTATACTAGTTAACTTGATTCTGATTCAAAAGTTCTTCAAGAGTAAGCTCTCCATCAGAATCATTCAGAGGACCAGGAGATGCGGAGTCCGCAAAGGTAAACGGCTCAACAAATGTAAACTGATCTTGATCAATTCTTTCTTCGCTACTGATATCCAAACCTGTAACATCTCCGCTATCACCTTCATCAAGAGTCGGTGAGTTAGGCTCAAGGTACTCAGCAATGCTGCTATATTGATTATCAATACTCTGCAGAGTAAGATCACTGACATCAAGAATATCGTTACCACTCGGGTTCGGATATGTCCCTCTGCTACCTAGACCTGTTCTAAATTGCATACCGGGTCTCTCCGCAAGATCAAAGAGTGCTGTATGTTGAGCAAACGCTGCAGGCTCAAGAGTTGCAAAGCCTTCAACTCTCTTGGACACAGCCTCAGGTGTTCCAGGCTCGGGTTGGTTCTCAATGTCTAGATCAACTACAGTTACGATTTGAACTTCGCTGCCAAGAAACATTCCCGCAGGATGAACAAATAGCTTATACACCTGCTCCCACTTACTGAGAGGAAGTTCGCTCTTGATCAGAATAGCAAACTGCTGGTATAGCTCAGCGTTTGTTATGTATCTTTGAGATTCTGGTCCGATGAGAGATTCACCGACATTAAAAATCTGCTCTTTCGTATAGATGATATCAGGGTCAATATTGAAGAACATTCTGAAGAACTGCTGAATGGAGTACTTTGTACCCTTGGATCTATACAGAGTGTTAGAAAACTTTGCAGCGGATCTTTTATCAGGGAAGCCCTGAAAGTAAGACTGACCAAGAAGAAGTTCATCTTCAATAAATTGAAGTAAGCTTATGTCAGCCTTAGTAATATCTCTCGTGTTGAATAGTTCATCAATGAGACGAGAAGGTGACTGATCGGTGTTCTCAAAATTATAATAGTTTTCTAGAAATGTGACAAGTTTAGGATATTCCGAAACAATAAATTCTGGAAGAGCCTCGTCAACACGATACTCCCTTAAATTTAATTCTCTTCTGCCTAAGTCAGTAAGAGTTTTGTCCGGAACAATATTACTCATTAGTTAATTGCTTCTACTAGAACACCTTTGGCAATAGATGCTGCTTCATCGTAAGAAAGGATATATTGTCTTTCAGGTGTGATTGCACTTTGATTAGAAGGAGTTACTGAGAGTTTGACAAAAGTTCTGTTACCTGAAATTGCATCGACCTTCAAACCAACAATATTTACAGTGCCTGCTGTTGCGTTATAGCTACCGACATTATCAACAGCAGGGAGATTTGTCTCTAGATTGATTACCTGAAGCTTGTTGCTCTCTAGCTGGTTTCTAATCTGACAATTTTGATTATTGAACGTAAACGATGAAGAACGAACCCTGTACTGAACATCATCGGGTGTTGCAATGGCTACAGGGAAAGAGAAAGAATGATCTTGCTCTACCGTAAGAGTAGGTGTAAATCTTTGCTGCATCTTCACTTCAGCACGAGAAGAGAGAATCGCAGGACTTACATCATCGACCAAACTCAACATATTGGATCTTCTAAAAGATTGACCAAACTTACCAACATTCTCTGTGAAGTAAGTCTTAATCGTAGAACGAACCTGCTCTTGAATCGTGTTCAGAGAAAGTGTTGTGAGTCTCGGGTTAAACTGGAAGAAGGTTTCAAGTTCAACAAAAGTTGTAACAGGATCATCAAACTTAAGAATGAAAGATGCTACTGAAAGTTGCTCTGCTAGACTTTGAATGGAGTCTTTTGTGATAGTCTTTCTGTTTTCAGTGACATCATCATTGAACAATACAGACATAAAGACAGTGCCAAACTCAGGCTTCAGATTATCTTCCCCACCCCAGGCAATGATGTCTTTAATAAGTGTCGAGAAGTTACGAAGAACCAAAGCAGAATAATCAGAGTGTGTGACCATTCTGTTTTGTGCTGCATACTGAAATGGCGCATTCTTACGAATAGACTCAATAGATTCTTTCTCACCGCCCCCAGCAGATTTTGCTGTGACAGTTACTGTGGGTGTTCTGCTAACGAGATCAGTGACTTCAATCTGAGACGCAGCTTCAAATACAGTTGCACCGTTCGCAGCAGATCCATTACAGGACAGATAGTCTACCGTGATCTTAGAACCTGCTTTCGGTGTTTGACCTAATGTTGTACCGTTACCAAAAGAAAGCTCGTACATGCCATTAGGCATTTCTTTTAGAATATAGAGAGTAGACAATTCATTAATTGTCGTAGCGTCTAGAATATTCGTATATGTCACAGAAGAAGTAGATGTGGCACTTTCGTAGACACGAATAACTGCGGTATCTATATCAATATTTTCGTCACTGATAATATATACAGTATTCTCATCACTCTTACCTGCGACAAAAGTTCTTTGCTTAGCAGTCCCTTCAAAGACAGGAATAGACTCGTCCCCATCTAGTGTTGCAAATTGATAAAAGCCATTGCCGTCATCAGAAGCAACAATAGTCTCTTGCGTCTGAAAAGTATAGTTTGTCTCGTCAACTGTCGTGGTAAACTTATAGCCCGAAGCAACGCTAATCGTAACTTCTCTGTCTGCTACAGAAGAAAGATTTAGAGACAGCTTTACTCTTGCCTCAGAAGAAGTCTTGGAATCGGGAATGTATCCGATACCCTCAGAAAGAGAGACAAGAGAAGAGCGAAGCTGTGCAGTACCTAGAAAAGATTCATTCAGAGCAAAGTTTGCTGTTAGAGCATTGATATGAGTATTATAAGCAAGTACATCAAGAATATTTGAAAGACCAGATGCTTCAAAGTTATAGTCTTTAAACTCTTCTTGCTGCTCAAGATAAGTTTTCAGATTGTTTTTGATATTCTGAAAATCAAGAGCGCTTGACTTGATAGTTGTCGCCATTATCGTAACCTATTAAGTACCGTTGTGATTTCTACAATTTCATCTGTGTTAACGACAGTAAATACGACCGTAACATCAACAGAATTGTAATCTGGTTGAACTTTTGCATCTATACGAAGAGACTTTCTGTCTACTCTAGGTTCGTATGTGATCAGAGCGTTTCTGATAGCTTCTTCTATATCTCTTTCTGAACCAAAATCTGCTAGTTCAAATAGAATGTTGTTCAGGTCTGCACCAAAGTAAGGATCAAAAGGCTTCTCGTTTAGATTTGTCATGAGAAGAGACTTCACCGCTTGCTTTACTGCATTTGCATTCTGCTTCTTGTAAATTTCACCCGAAGTTGGTTTTACACTGAAAGATAAATCAATGTCAAGATATTCTTTATTACGAGTTGCTGCAACCGTAGCAGTACCAAGATTGCCTTCCTCTATTGATAATGCTCGTGTAGTTGCCATGAGATTCTCTCTAGTTCTGTTCTTTTATTTATATCAGTCCAGCTGGACTTCTATCAGTTCGTCTTTAGAAAGTAGGCTACCATTGTAGCGAGTCTCCACATTCTTAGAGAAAATCACATCAAAAGATTCAGGTACTGTAGGCATCTCCACTGCAATCTGAGAAGTAAGAGACCCATCAGGATTGTAAATGTCGTACTCAAGATACAGCCCTTCAAAATTAAAATAGTCTTTCCAGTACTCTGCTAGATCGAATGTTTTATCGTGATCAATATTGCCTTCTTGATCAATCAGTTGGTACACTACAAGATGTCCTGTTTGCTTTTTCAGATTTTCACCAGAAACAGATTCGTCAGGTCCACCACGATACACACCTTCTGACACAATTAGACGAACATCATTAAAAAGGTCTGTGTTACCTGTTACAACTCGCATGAGTTCTGCTTGAAGGTATAGTTGTCTTGCAAGGCTTGATCTAGCAGCAGGGCTACCAATAAAACCCATGTTTGTTCTGTCACCATATGCACCGAGAAACTTTGCAATCGTGATTCCCGGTCCTAGTTTAGTTGCGGGCGAGATAGACGATGCAGAAACAAAGTTCGGATTATATGTCGGATCTGGAATAATGATCATGGTGAAAATCTCTTGCTCAGATTTCTAAGAGGGTTGCCGATAACAGTCTTGCCAAATCTCGGTGAAGGATCTTTGGGAGAAACTCTACCCATCTTGGGAGGAGCTGGGTTGCCGTACTCAGAATTGATTCTGCCTTCTCCGACCATCTTTGCTGCAAGAGAAGACTTGTTAGCGGGATCTCTGAAAGAAGAGCGTAGTTCTTGTGTGGTAGGAACTTTCTCAAAGAGACCATTGTAGTCGTCTTTGAGTAGAATTTTATCTCTTAACTTGTTACCAGCATCAATAGAAACATTCCGAATAGCATAAGATCCACCAAGCAAGTGAATGCCTACGAGAGGCGCATACGGAGGCGGGGCAGAAGGCGGCACGATTTGCATCTTGTAGAATGTAACAGGTCCTGCACCAAGACTTGATGCACTATTTGAGTACATTGTAGAGATTGACTGTAGACTCTGCCCAAAGAACGAGCCATAGAATGCAGCACCCGATGCAAATGGGACAGGACCTAGAGGACCTTGATATACCTTACCCGTGAAGTCAATAGCTGAACCACCGATGCTTCCTGACACACCAATGACAGAGACTTTAGTAGCCGAGATATTTGCAGTCTTAGAAACAGCCACCCATTCGTCTTTGCCTGACATGAAGATTGTTTTATCTGCTACAACGTCAATATTTGCTTCGGACTCAATAGAATAGTCACCGTCAACAATTGTCTTCTTGCTGCCAAGAACAACATCAGTGCTTTTCTCTAGGGTCTTGACCATTCTAGATTTCTTGGTAATATACTCAGATTCACCGCTTGTGGTAACTCTGTGGTTCTGACCAATACTTTCTTTATGATGTCCTGCTACATTGACAGTGTAGTTGCCACCTACATCTACATTATAGTCACCAGAGACTTGCAGGTTAAGATTACCCTTATAAATGAGTTTACCTTCACCTTCAATTATGGTAGTATGATCACCACCGGTGACTTCAATCTTGTTATTAACAGCAGAAACGATTACAGAACCATCTGCCCGCATCTCAACACCAGCACCCTTACGATGCTTGATAAGAATTCTTTCTCCTCCAGGTGTGTCATCATACTCAACAATGTGTCCCGAAGAAGTTTCTTGAACTTGATTGAAGGGGTACTGAGAAGGCTCTTGAGGTTCTATGTCCAGTGAGACACCAATGTCACCGCCGCCAATATACAGATTGTTTACTTGTACGCCACGAGCAGCACGATTGATTGACGATCCATACAAATAGTCCGTCTTGGGATATTCTCCAGTCGGATCTTGAAAGCCATCAATCGGGATCCCTTCAGTCTCGTCTACTGCAGGGTTTTCACCTAATCTTCTTTTGTTCTTCGTAGTTGTCATACGGGTCTCTGTTGAATCAAGTCTGCAGGTTCAAAAGAAGTGTCTTCTAGTAGGTTATCATACACAGACTTCTTTCTAAACAAATTTTCTGCATATTCAATCACATCAAAATACGGGTCATTATGGTTCTCAGACAGGTCATTGTGACCCATTACTTGACCACCATGATATCTAGAGTAGAATGCTTCAAGCACTTTTTCTAGAGTGAGCATCTGAATTCTAGTAAATGATTGAGAAGATGCGTACTGTTCGGGATTCTCTGTACCACTCGGAGCATTGATACCACCAACCAGAGCAACATCAATACAGCGAGTCTTGTGTTCTCTCACATCACTAGAAACTGTAACTTTGTCAAGAGGAACTCCTCTCTGTAGTCTACCGTCTCTACGAATTACAAAGTGGTACTGAATACCATCAAACCCTTCTTCATTGTGAAGCGTGTGGAGCTCTTCACAACCTATGTTCGCATTTGTGTAAGTGTCCGTTGAATGAACGATCAGTTCTGATATGTCCCGATTGACTTTGGCAATCTCAGCAAGCAATTCTTCTTTTGATTCAATGTAAGTAAACGCAGAGAATTCAGAAGCAGAGCCCTTGTAGCGGTTTGCAAGTTCTGTGAGATTCACATCCTCGCTGAAGAATTCTTCTACACTCTTGACAATAGACCCGGAGATTGTCGTATCTAGTTTGTCCAGGTCTCCTTCAACCACTAGTGTTCTTTCTTCAAAGACTCTAATTTCTTCAGGATCAATACCTTGAACCTCGGCTTTAGATTTGACTTCACTGATAAATTGTCCTACAGAACCTTTCTCGTTTACAGATGAAATGATATCTCTCATCTCAGGAGAGAAGTTCTTGGTGTTCTTCATGATCTCTTTTACAGCAGCAGTTCTCTGCTTGGGATCGCCACTGATTGCTTGACCAATAAGATCAGAAAGCTCAGCATCACTGAATTCTGTACCAAAAGCTAGCCTGTTTATAGCAGAAGATGCTTCTCTTGTCAAGTCTTCTGCAATATCTTGAAGCAAACCAAATCCTGTTGCAATACCTGTATTCGTAGTGAAAGCAGTAATCTGAGCAGTGAGCTTATTGATTTCACCGATAGTTTGACCAACGCCTGTTTCTATTTGATTTACGGCACTTTTTATATCAGTGATTACTTCTCCCAGAGGTCCTCCAGGAACAGGGATCAGACTATTGTTTCCAGTGAAGTTTGTAAGCTCAGAAGGATTCTCAACGCCTGCAACATTAAGAGCAACATTGGTGGCAGCAATTGCTGGATTCAAAGCTGCAATAGCAGATGCAGATTTAACGATCCCTGTTAGATCACCACCCTTTACTGCTTCTGTAAGATTAGAAACTTCCCCACCAGAAACTACATCTAGCGCACCCGTTACATCATCTAAAAGACCTTTTGATTTTGAAGAAACATCGTCAGTTGTCGCTTTCACCGCATCCAATGCACTTCCACCAATGCCTACATCACTGAAAGCTGTCTTGAGAGCGCCTAGACCCGTGATCAACTGAATGATGCTCGATATCGCAGTAGCAACACCGCCACCAATAGGTTCTACAAGAGAGAATAGCTCATCAGCAAGACCCGCAGAATCAGCAGCAGCAGAATCTAAATTTTGTGCAGAATCGGTAAAACTCTGAAGACTAATATCAAGAGTAGATGTTTCTGGATCAAATAGTTTACCTACACCAGGAACGCCTTCTGTCATTCTACATACTGCGTCACCAAGCGTAGTCGTACCCGCATCATCAATCTTTGTCTCTAGACTCTCAAACCCAGCGACAACTTCTCCTGATTTATTACCTATGAGAGTTGCCTTATTAATATACTGTGCGTCTACAGCTTTGCTTACAGCGC